TCTAAACTACTCTAGAAATGCTTATAAATGGGCAATTGATAACGGTATTGCAAAAGAAGTTGCAAGAGTAGTTCTACCGGAAGGTCTAACCACATCTAGAATGTATATGAAGGGATCAATTCGGTCTTGGATGCACTATATACAAATAAGGAGTGGTGTAGAAACCCAAAAAGAGCATCGTGAAGTGGCAATAGCATGTGCTGCAGCAATTGAACCAATTTTCCCAATGATTAAACAATTTGTAAATGATAACACAAAATCAAATAAAATCTTTATTTGAGTATAAAGATGGTGATTTATATTGGAAAGAAAAATCTTCACCAAAATCGAGAATCAAAATTGGTGATAAAATAACAAGTAAATTTATTGATGGATATCATCGAGTTTGTATAAACAGAAAAACATATAAATTACATAGAATTATATTTTTATATCATTTTGGATATTTACCAGAAATTGTCGATCATATTGATTGTAATAAAAATAACAATAGGATAGAAAATCTTAGACAAGCAAATAAGTCCCAGAGTCAACACAATAAAGGTCTACAAAAAAATAATAAATCTGGTATAAAAGGTGTTAATTGGTGTAATAATAAAATGAAATGGAGATCGAGGTGTCAAATAAACGGTAAAAGAATATCTAAATATTTTACTGATTTAAATGAAGCTGAAGAATATGTAGTAAAAATAGCATGTGCTGAAGCAATTGAACCAATTTTCCCAATGATTAGGAGTTTTATCAATGGATAGTTTTGATGATGTAAAAATTTTTATGGAAGCGTGTGATCAAACTGAAACTGGTCTCGGTAAACAGTCAGAACTCTATATGGAGTTAATCACAGAAGAGTTTAAAGAACTAGTTGATGCATATTTGGTTAAGGATATGGTTGAGATTGCTGATGCTTGTGCAGACCTCAAATGGGTTATTGAAGGTTTAGAACACACTCTAAATATTCCACAACAAGAAGTTTGGGATGAGGTTGCTAGAAGTAATCTACAGAAAATTAGTCCAGATGGAAAGGTTTTAAAACGAGAAGATGGTAAAGTCCAGAAACCAGAAGGATGGACACCACCAGACATTGAATCAATCATGGCAAAAGTATTATAATAAGGATCAACATGGAATATCTTGGTATAAACATTGACTTAGAAAGGGACAATCTATTTGATGAACTTGGACTAAAGAGATTAAAAGAATCATATATGAAGGATGATGAGGAATCTCCCCAACATAGGTTAGCATTTGTCTCTAAAACGTTTAGTTCTAATATAGAACATGCCCAACGTCTATATAATCATGCAAGTAAGCATTGGTTATCATATTCTACCCCTATCCTTTCTTTTGGTAGGAGTAAACGTGGTTTACCTATATCATGTTTTCTCAACTTTATAGAAGATACTGCGGAGGGTCTAGTTGAAAACCTATCAGAAACAAACTGGCTTAGTATGTTGGGTGGTGGGGTTGGTATTGGGTTTGGTATTCGTTCTGCTGACGATAAATCTACAGGCGTTATGCCACATCTCAAGATATATGACTCAAGTTCTCTCGCCTATAGACAAGGGCGTACTAGAAGGGGGTCTTATGCTGCTTATCTTGATATTTCTCACCCTGATATAATCCCATTCCTAGAAATGAGAAAACCAACGGGTGATCCAAACGTCCGTTGCTTAAATCTCCATCATGGTATTAACATTACAGATGATTTCATGCAAATCATTGAAAACTGTATGATTAATCCTGATGCTAGTGATGATTGGAATCTAGTAGATCCTCATTCACAAGAGATTCGTGAGACAGTATCTGCTAAACACTTATGGCAGATGATTATGGAACTCCGTATGCACACTGGTGAACCATATATTCACTATATTGATACAAGTAATCGTTTGATGCCTGATTTCTTAAAAGATAAAGGATTAAGAATCAATCAGTCCAATCTTTGTTCAGAAATCATTCTACCAACCAATGAAGAAAGAACTGCTGTATGTTGTTTATCTTCTTTAAACTTGGAGTACTTTGATGAATGGAAAAATGATGAATATTTTTTACGGGACGTTGCAGAAATGCTTGATAATGTCCTTCAGTATTTCATTGATAATGCTCCCTCTGAAATTTCTAGGGCACAGTACTCTGCTTCACGTGAGCGTTCAATTGGTGTGGGTGCTCTCGGTTTTCATGCTTATCTACAGAGTAATGGAGTTCCATTTGAAGGAGTGATGGCGAAGGTTGCTAACAACCGCATATTCAATCATATTAAGAAAGGTTTAGATGATGCAAATATTGAACTTGGTAAAGAAAGAGGTGAAGCACCTGATGCTGTTGGTACTGGACGTAGGTTTAGTCATACCACGGCCATTGCTCCTAATGCTTCTTCTTCTATTATCATGGGCAATACTTCTCCTTCTATTGAGCCCTATCGTGCTAATGCTTACAGGCAAGATACACTTTCTGGATCTTTTCTGAATAAAAACAAATACTTAGATAGGATTATCAAGGGTCTTACTCAGACAGAAGAAGAATATAATGATGTTTGGTCTTCTATTATTGCTAATGATGGTTCAGTACAACATCTAAACATATTAGATGAAATAACTAAAGATACATTTAAGACATCAATGGAAATTGATCAAAGATGGATTGTTGAATTGGCTGCTGATAGACAGAACTACATAGATCAGTCACAATCATTGAATCTTTTCTTTAGACCAGATGCACACATTAAGTATGTACATGCTATGCACTTCATGGCATGGAAGAAGGGTGTTAAGACATTGTATTACTGTCGTTCCGAAAAGATTGGTAAGGCAGATAAGGTATCTAAGAGAATTGAACGTGAAGTAATAAAAGAACTAGATATGAAATCATTAGTAAATGATGATGTTTGTTTATCATGTGAAGGTTAGACCTCACATGACATGTGAAGTATATAAATAGTCCATAGGAGGTATCTTGTGGACTATCAAAAAATATACAACAATCTAATAGAGAGTAGACTCAGTAAAAATATAACAGAAGATCAATATTATGAGAAACATCATATAATACCAAAATGTCTTGGTGGTTATAATAATAAAGAGAATCTGGTAAAACTTACATATAGAGAACATTATATTGCACATTGGTTGTTGTGTAAAATACATTCAGATCATTCTGGAATACAATATGCGTTTCTTTCAATGTTGAGAAAACAACCAACAGGTGAAAGAATATTTACGGGAAGAATGTATGATAATATAAAGAGGAACTTTTCTAGTTTTAGAAGATGGCAATCAAAACAACCCGGTTATCAAAATCCAGGAAAAACACAAATCTCTAGAGATAGTGCTAGAAAGAGGATGTTAGAACGCAATCCGATAAAATTAGATCCAAGCAAGAATAGAACCGCACAACCAATCAGAGTTCATTTTATAAATGGAGAAGTTAGAGATTATAGTTATGCTAAACTATTTTGTAATGAAAATAATGTTCCATATGGTACAATGAAAGTTTGGCTGAAGAACAACACCGGATACTCTAAAAAACACAATATATTGAAAATAGAAAGAATATGATCAAAAAAGTAGAACACAAACTAACAGAAGAAAGAACATACTTCAAACCATTCAACTATGCTTGGGCATATGATGCATGGTTAAAGCATGAGCAGTCCCATTGGTTACACACAGAAGTTCCAATGTTGGAAGATGTTCAAGATTGGAAGAAGAAGTTATCTAAAGAGGAAAAGCATTTCCTTACACAAATCTTTAGATTCTTCACTCAAGGGGATATTGACGTTGCAGGTGGTTATGTAAACAACTATCTTCCACATTTCCCCCAACCAGAAGTTCGTATGATGCTTCTTGGGTTTGCAGCAAGAGAATCATTACATATTGCAGCTTACAGTCATCTTATTGAAACTCTGGGTCTTCCAGAAACAACTTATAATGAATTCTTTGAATATGCGGAGATGAAAGAGAAACATGATTATGTTATGGATATATCTTCTAAGAATGGTACTGTTGAGTCTACTGCCACCCATATTGCTGTCTTTTCTGCTTTCACTGAAGGTATGCAGTTATTCTCATCATTCATCATGCTTCTCAACTTTCCTAGACATGGTAAGATGAAAGGAATGGGACAAATCGTTACTTGGTCTATTGTGGATGAAACCCAACATACAGAAGGAATGATCAAATTGTTCAAAACCTATATAGAAGAAAATCGTGAGATTTGGAATGATGATCTGAAATCAAAGATTTACGCTATTGCTGAAAGAATGGTTGAACTAGAAGATAAGTTTATTGACTTGGCATTCTCAACTGGTGCAATGGAAGAATTATCATCTGAGGATGTTAAGAAATATATTCGTTATATCGCAGATCGCCGTTTGATCTCACTGGGATTGAAAGGAATCTTTAAAGTAAAAAGGAACCCATTGCCCTGGGTAGAGGAAATGATTAATGCGCCAACACACACCAACTTTTTTGAGAATAGGGCTACTGACTATGCAAAAGGTGCTTTATCTGGAAGTTGGGGTGATGTTTGGGCAAACTAAACATTAGGGAAATAAATGTCAATAATAAAAACGATAAATGGAGAATGTCATGAATGTGAGTCAGTATTCTTAGTGAATTATAACGAGATGTTATCATCTAAAGAATTTCCAGAATACTGTCCGTTTTGCGGTGAACCAATTGAAGACCTGTCCGATGAATCTGACACCGACTATATAGAAGGTGAAGATGAATTGGATGAGGAATCATGGCATTAGAATGGACTTATAATAAAGAAGTATTTACAGAAGATCTGGTTGGTGAGAATTATGGATTCATCTATATCATCACCAACCTTTCTACCAACAAAAAATATATAGGCAAGAAGTTCTTTTATTCTACCAAGACCAAACAGGTAAAAGGTAAGAAGAAGAGAATGAAAGTACAAAGTGATTGGAAATCATACTATGGATCTAACCAAGATCTAAAAGATGATGTAAAAGAACTTGGTAAAGACCTATTCACCAGAGAAATAATTCACCTATGTCTATCTAAGGGTGAATGCAACTATATGGAAGCAAGAGAACAGTTTGTACAAGATGTTCTACGCAAACCAAATGAATTCTATAATCATTGGATTATGGTAAGAGTTCACAGGAACCACCTAAAGATTCTACTTGACACATGACATGATTTGATGTATAATGAAAATCATTAATCACAACTAGGGGAAAGGATTCATGTTAC